TTATCGTATCGCTCTTGTGAGCAGTCTTCTGGTATCACTACATAGAGTGAGCAACCGCGTGGGTCGCCTTGGTGGTAAGCAGTAAGCCCTTCCCCGCCAGTGTTGCGGGTCAAGTCTGCTAGTATTTTTCTTGCTTTTAGTATTGTTTTACTTTTCGCCTTATCTCGACGTGGTGTTGGACCGTAGTTACAGTCCGCCTCGTTTCACCAGGTAAAGGACGAAATAATAAAGCAAAAACTGGCTATCAAGAACGAACGACCCGACGTTTGGAAAAACATTGAAAGCGGGAAAATGAAAAAGTTTACTCATTCAATCCCGTTGGTCTAACCTACCCTAACCGGTAGGCCAGACGCTATACGTTAGATTGTCAATGTTCTGCTGCTATCCCACCTGTCCGGTACGCCTCACAAGGTTTCAGTGCTGGCGTTCACGGCTTGGTAGGTCATTCACCGAGAGAGAGGACAGGTCGGTTAAGGAAAATTGCATACTGTTGCGCCTTGCCATGTCCGCCTCTCAATTAGTGATAAGGTAAGCATACACCTACCCACACATACTGTCAAGCCCTTGCAATCATTGAATACAATGTACTTATACACACCCATGAAGTACGACAATAACTATATTCCAATCAGCACGGGTCCAAGACATGCCCTGTTCATGTTACTAGTAAAAATACGAAATATAATTGAATCACTAATGAACAGACTATGAGCGACGACAAGAACACTCCAGACCTCTACAAGGCATGGTACGAAGCCAATAAACAGATTGCACGGGCGAAACAAGTCTACGAATCAGCAGTCCAGCAAGCCAATAAGATACAGCAACAGATAGCAACAGAAGAAGCGAATAATGTAAAGTAAACTACTCATATATAAACTGTCAAATAGGGAGAGTGCATGGAGAAGGGCTGAACAATTGTATATAGGATCGTAGATAGTGAGTATGTAGCTAGTATGCTTGGAGAGTGGCACTGGTGGAGGTTTGATTATTCCATTCACCTCATACTATCCCCTAAAAGACCTATATCAGTATTAGTCAAGAATAAGGTATGTCAAACGCAATAAAATACAGAATAAGCCCTAAAATGCGTCCTTATGTGTATTGGGCGTTAGTATTCACTCGCGGTGATACATGTGAGGAGTGTCATCAGTCCAGTGAATCCTATGACATAGACCATAAGAGATACGGTGACGACGTAACACTCAATGATTTACAGCTACTTTGCCATAGTTGTCATCAATCTAAGACAGAGGCAAGCGGAGAAGCACACCTGATGCGTACACCACACTGTGGTACATGCTCGTGCTATACATTGTAAGACCCTAACAAATAGAGGATTTCTCTAAGGTTAGCGGAGTATATGTGTAGAATATGGGTATTGAAAGCATATGGAGACGAGACCCCCTATACCATGTGGGGGTGGGGGTGTATGAGTGTTAGTATCTTTGACCTCCTCTTAGGAAGTATCACAAAGGAGACGACCACCTCTCAGAAATAATCACAAAGGCACCCTATATTACACCATAAATGGGTCGAGAAACTTTCAAAATGTCAAGAGCTGATTTACGAATTCCTTAGGAAAAATGCCAAATGTACCTAAAGACAAGATAGGCAAGAGTATCAATAACTTCCAGCAAAGAGATTACGCTGGGTTCCTTGAGGCTTACGTTAAGAATAATGGGGCTTACACGACTACCTGCAAGGAATTGAAGATTATGCGGTCTACGGTAGATGGGTGGAGAAAAGAGAACCCAGACTTCGAAGCAGACCTGCAGGAGGTAAATAGGCTTATTTCAGAGAAAGTGGAGAGTACACTGCTGGATTCAGCCCTAGACCCGAAGGGTGCGCCTGTGTCTAAGATTTTCTACTTAAAAAACAACTGGAGGGAGAAGTACGGGGAGAGGAGAGAGCCAGATAACAAGACTATAAACCTTTGGTTCGAGAAGCCTAAAGAGCTTCCTGAGGCAAAGATAATCGAGGGAGAGGTAGTAGATGAATAAATACAACCTTAGGTTCAACTATTACAGGGAGAAGTCTGGAAACTCCACATATTACCGCAGGGAGATTAAATCGTGGTGGAAGCCGTTTTATGCCCTAGGGGAATACATACAGTCATTGAACTACAAGACAGTGGATTCAAATAGGCTTTCTTGGTTTATTAGGAATCATTTCACATTTTCATGAGTTTAGCGGAGGAATTTTCCCCAAGAGACTGGCAGGAGCAGATAATAGGAAACCCCAACAAAGGCGTTGCGGAGGATTCTTCTAAATACAAGGTAGTCGTAGCCCACAGAAAAGCAGGAAAGACGGTCATGGCTCTTATGTATCTCTTTATGCTTGCCTATAAGTGCCAAGATGCCGTTAAAGGGGCAATCCGAGTTCCTCGTTTTACCTACATAGGCCCGACATACAAGCAATCAAAGGACATAGCTTGGGACTTGCTTAAAGACATTGTCCCACCCTCCATGCTCCTTAAGAAGCCAAATGAGACCCAGATGGAGATGCGGTTAAGGAATAGGGTGATTGTGAACATAAAAGGAGCTGACAAGGAAGATAGTCTTAGAGGCCCTGGACTCTATCACGCCCTCCTAGACGAATACGCCTTTATGAAGCCCCATGTGTGGCCGAAGATTATCCAGCCAGAGTTGGCTTCAACTGGCGGCGGTGCGTTATTCATAGGAACGCCCGACGGAAGAAACCACTTCTACGACGTCTTCGCTATGGGAAGGGACGGGGTTAAGGACTGGAAGTCATGGTTACTGCCCGCAACAAAGCCAACCCTTAACTTTGCAGAGAACACCCCAAGAGGTGATGCGCTCCTGTCTCTAGGTTTCCTTGAGTCAACCAAGGCGGAGATGACAGAGAAGTTCTACGCGCAGGAGTACGAATGTGACTTCCTTGAGAACGCTGGTATGGTTTTTGACAGGGTAGATGAGAATGTAGTAGATGAGTTTAGGGATTTTCCAGAGTCAGGACACAGGTACAGAATAGGCTTCGACCCAGCTTTCCGCGAAGACTTTTCCGTGTTTGCGATTCTCGATATGACTGACTGGAGGTTTAAGTATGTCTACAGGACGAATAAGATAGATATTGAACTTCTCTTAGAGAGAGCGCAGAATATCGTGAACACATGGACAACCGACGCGGGTCGCCCAGAGATGGTTATGGACTCTACTGGAATGGGAGATACGATTTTCGACCATCTCTCAACAAGAGGAATCCCCATAACCCCCATTAAGTTCACTTCTGCTGGGAATAAGCAGCTCTTGGTGAGAAACCTCTCCAAGATGCTTTCAAGGGATGAGGTTAAGATTCCGAGAGTTGACTGGCTGATTGATGAATTAAAGGACTACAGGTACAGGAGGCTTGAATCTGGACGCTACAAGTATGGCGCACCGTCGGACAAGCATGATGATGGAGTCACATCCCTGATGCTGGCAACATGGCAACTACCGCCGAAGATGTCGGTAACGAGGTCAATGAGAAACAACCCATTAGGAAATTATAAACCCAATAAATACACTGGATATTAGGCTAAGATTAGCCAAAAACTATGGCATATACAGATACGGAGGATACAGGTAAGGAAAAGTTAGGCGACATAAAAAAAATAGAGGATGCAAAAGAGCTTGTACTCAAGCGTTTTAACGTATCCGAGAAATACACACAGCCGTTTTTTACAAGGTTCCAGGAGTACTACAGGCTCTACAGGAGCGAACTCGAATCGGGAAGGCTCCCTTGGCGGTCAAACCTTTTCATATCAAAAACTTTCGAGATAGTTGAAACTGTAGCTCCCAGAATAGCTCAGGCTCAACGCACCTTCACCACCCTTCCAGTAGAGGGTATGGACACGGGAAACGCAGAGGCATATTCAGACCTCCTCAAGTTCCAGTTCTCAAAGACGAACATGGAAGATATTTTAGAAGAACTTGTAAAAGAAGCCCTTATCTACGGGACTGCTGTTTGTAAGACGAGTTGGAAAGACGGTATGCCGAATCCAGAAGTTGTAGATATTTTTGATTTCTTCCCAGACCCGAAAGCTAGGAACGCAGAAGAAATGAAGTATGGAATCCACCGACTTGAAAGAGATATAGAAGACCTAGAACAGAACCCGAACTACAAAAAGGAAGTCATTGAGAGGCTGAAGTCACAGAAAAGTTCCGACCTTCCTAGTAACCAGGAGAGAATGTACAGGGAGGGGCTCATAGGAGTCAACTCTTCCGACACCTCACGCCAGAGATATAGGGTTCTGGAATACTGGGGCGACTTCAGGGGAGAGCCATATATCATCGTCCTAGCTGGAAATGAAGTTTTAAGATGCGACAAAAATCCCTATACGAACTGGAATCCGTTTACGGTCATCAGGGACACAATCGTTCCCCATGAGTTTTATGGCATTGGGGAAATCGAACCAGTAGTTTCCCTCCAAAATGAGTTGAATGACATTCGGAATCAGAGGATGGATAATGTGAAGATTAACCTGAATCGGATGTGGAAGATTGTCGCTGGAGGCGTACAATTCGAGGACGAACTGGTTTCAAGACCTGGCGGGATTATCCACCTTACAAGACCCGACGGGTTAATTCCAAGTGATACTCAGCCACTACCAGCAGAAGCATTTACGGAAGAATCTATAATAAAATCAGACATGGAGAGAATCACTGGTGCGAACTCTCCGCTTTCTGGTGCGTTGACCTCGCCTATGGGTGGTACTCAGGGAGGGGTAATAAACAGAACGGCGACTGCGTGGCAGGGAGCAATCAACCAAGCCGATAAAAGATTCAACTCAAAGATTCAACAGCTAAAGAGGGGTCTTATCAAGATTGGGAGAAAGTTCCTAGAACTATCCCAGCAATTTATGACCCAAGAGCAGTTAATAAGGGTCGTAGGAAAGAACGGCGAAGCCGCCCTTATCCCGATTCAACCAGAGGATATTAAGTCAAACTTCGACCTAGACGTTGAGATTGACTACATGGATGAAATGCAGAAGATGAGCCAAGATATACAGCTCTTGCAGACAATGGTCAATGTACCTAACTTCAATGTAGCGAAACTTGGTGCCGACATCTTGCAACACTCAGGAAGAAAGAACGTCGAAGAATACATCTTACCCCCAGAACCCGTAGCACCAGAACAACCAAACGTCAACTACCAACTCAAGGGAGAACTCATGCCCGATGCCGTTGCCCAGATTCTTGATAAGAAAGAGAACATCAAGACTCATCCGAAAGAAGTGGCTTCAAGAATGAGAGCCGCATCAATGGAAGAAGCCGCAAAAGCCGCCGAAGTTCAAGAAGCATTAACAACTCAAACAGTCTAGTATGCCTAGGGGGACAAAAAAGACAGAGGTAGACTTGGCGAGAGAACAACTAAATAAGGCGAGTCTTTCGATAGAAGTCTACGAACGCTTAGGAAGAAATCCTGACTTCCAGATGTTCCTAGAAAATGTGGTTGACAAGCCGATTTACACTCTCCTTGACCTAATGGAAACCGCATCAAACGAGCAATTGCCGATTATCAGGGAACAGATTAGGGTGCTTAGGTCAATCAGGAAACACTTTGAATCAACAACAAATAGAAAAACAGAAATAAAAAATAGATTAGAAGAATTACCAACGGAGGAATAAGGAAACGTATGGATAACGTCGAAAACGTTGCTACCACCGTCCCGCAAGGACAAACGGATGCAACGAACCAGACGCCCGACACGTCTAGCGGTGAAACCCCGCGAAACGATGCCGCTGGCGTCGAGCAACCGCAGACCCGCGAGGGACAATCTGAGGGTGCTGAAGCAGGACTAATTCTTGGAAAGTTTAAGTCCCAAGAGGACTTGGAGAAGGCCTACCAAGAATTGCAGTCGCACAACACAAAAGTCGAGATGGAAAGGTCAGAGCTTGAAAAACTCTTTGTACAGCCAGAGCAGAAAGCTGAAGATGTTTCTCAACCTGAACCCAAGGCGCAAACAGAGGAGCTTAGTTCTATCATCGAAAAGATGAGACCAGCACTAAGTGATGAGGTCACAAGACTTCTCTCCCCCGCTATTGCGAAATTGGAAGTTCAGGATATGGTGAACAAGTACGGCGATAAGTTCGTGTCTGTTGCTAAAGACGTTGCAAGAATCAAGTCTGAAAAGAAAATCTCGATGGAAGATGCCTTTAAGTTGGCTACTTACCCAACTGTAGAGAGAACGTCGTTCAATCAGGGCGTTCAGAGAGCGAACGAAGCGACCCAGCAAGCCCAAAAAGCTATTGTTGAGTCGTCTAGGCCATCAGGTTACAAGCCAACCACGGTAGATGATGCAATTAAAAACGCAAAGTCTAGTGAGGAACTGGCTGAGGTGTTTGCAGCACTTGGGCCTGAGTACAAAATGTTCGAAGAAATCTCACGACAACGCACTGTAAAAAGACCAAAATAAATTCAGGAGGAATAGAAGGAATGTTCAATGGCTTTCTCAGGAACACCTTCTCTCTCAACTACCGCTGGCTTGTCAAGTGGTGTTACCTCGAACTTTCAGAAAATCATGTTGGAATGGATGAGACCGACCTTTCGGTATTACACATTCGCAACAAAGAAACCTCTGTCAGAACGGACTGGTAACGCTATAGTCTTTAATAGAAAAGTAGCCTTAGCACTTGGGTATAACCTGTCACAGGGCGTACCTATCTGCTCGGTGAAAACTATTTCAGCAAACCAAGTTTCAGCGTTGGTTCAGCAAATCGGTGATTCTGTCACCGTGTCTGATTACGCTCGCCTCGTTACGGTATTCGACACTGACGCTTATGCGACTCAGTTGATGGCCGAACAGGCAGCGCAAACAGTCGAGCAATATATCCAACAGAGCATTTTAGCCGATACTGGTATTACCCACTTTGTCAAGCACGATACAGGTGCTAAAGAGGGTCACTGGGGTCTGGTTATCTGTTCTGGCGGTGCGGCTCGTCTGGCATTATCAGACATTCGGAAAGCGGTTACTCGTCTTCAGGCAAATAATGCACCAAACTTCGACGGACAAAACTACGTTGGTATCGTTCACCCGAACCAACTACAGGATGTCTACTCGGATACTACATTCGCTTCATGGGCTAAACGTAAGTGGCCCCTTATTCAGCAATGGATAAGTAAAATCTTTTCAAATTCGGTGGAACTCTCAATGAGACAATACCGAGCCAATCCCTATGGGGAAGGTGTAACGACTTAACGGAAAGCCCTCGCAAGAGGTGAAGATAAAGTCTGAACTCTATGGCGACATAGAGGTACAACAGAAATGTTGATACACAACATATAGGCTTACAGCCAACCTGAACGGATGTACGACTACGAAGTCGGAACGGTGTTTAATTGCCGTTTGATGAAGTCAACCTATGTTCCGATTGTACCTGGTTCAACACTATCAGGCGATAGCATTTCGACGGCCACTGGCTCATGCTGGCGTTCGCTCGGTATGGCTATCTTCGGCAGAGATGCCTTTGCCGTAACAGAGCTTGATGGCGGAGTTCAAACCTTCAAAAATACAGGCGCATCTAAAGATGACCCAAACAATCTTACGGATGTGTATGCATGGAAAGCGAATCTCGCTTCGAAGGTTCTGAATCCGAGTGCAATTGTTTACGTCTGGAATTCTGATGGTACGCAAGTCAACAACTCTATTGGAACGGCCTGCACAGCGCCGTCCGCTCCAATCAACCAAGGCTTCACCAACCTGTTCCCAGGTTGTGGAACTTCGGCACAGTTGACTCTTGCTACTGCTATCTTGTACAACAGCGACAACAATTACATCACGAACTGGTAAAGAGAGAAGATAGATAGCATTGATTGCTATGGCTGGGGGGAGAATTATTTCTCCCTCCTCCAGAACAATTTATGAGAGTTGAAGTGGTTTGTAAAAAATGTAAAAAAGTATTTCTTATTTTTCCACATAGATTAAATGGGAGAGATGGGAACTCTTTTTATTGTTCTAAGGTTTGTTACTGGGGGTCAAAAGTTGGAACACATGTCACGCTAGAAACAAAAAAGAAAATGAGCATGAACCATGGAAAACCAATATGGTTAGATGGACAGAGACCATGGAATAAGGGCAGGAGGGGACTACAAGTTGCATGGAATAAGGGAATGGTTTGCGGTTGGCGGGGTGAAAATCATTGGAACTGGCAGGGAGGCAAAACTCTAGAAGCAAGGAACTTTAGAAAGTCAACTGTATACAATGATTGGAGAAAGTTTGTTTTTAAAAGAGATAATTATACCTGCGTTTTATGTGGGCGAGTTGGTGGAAAACTAAACGCCCATCACATTAAGCCCTATGCATACTTTAAGTCACTAGGGCTAAGTATAGATAACGGAAGGACACTTTGTCTTGATTGTCATAGAAAAACAGATACTTACGGATATAGGGTAAAAAAAGTATGCGCTGTTTGATTACTGGTAACGAAGGGTTTATAGGAAGTCACCTTCAGGAACAAATGGAGAAAGATGGGTGGGAGGTTATTGGATTAGACAACGGAAGGTGGAGTACGAGGAAAATGCGCAATACGGTTGAGGGTGATATACGAGATAAAAAAATGGTTGATTTTCTAGTTAGTCAAGTAGATGAAATTTACGCCTGCGCAGCTCAAATCAACATAGACTACGGGAATGAACACATACAGGAAACGTATGACATAAACGTAAACGGAACACTAAATCTCTTAGAGGCGTGTAGGAAATACGGGAAGCCGATGATTCTCGCGTCAACAAGTGAGGTGTATGGGAGTTCTCAGATGGACAAGATGAGTGAACTCCACTCGCTCGACGCCCAATCAATATACGCAGCTTCCAAGCTCTCGGCAGACCGACTCGCAAAGGCTTACCACGATACTTTCGGGACAGACGTAAAGATTTTGAGAAACTTCAATACATTCGGTAAGTGGCAGAGATTCGACAGTTATGGGGGTGTGATAGCGATATTCGTAGACCGTGCATTAAGAGGGAAACCCCCTGTCATATTCGGGGATGGTGAACAGCTTAGGGATTATATGTCGGTGTCAGATGCCATACAGGGGTACAAGATAATTGCAGAAAAAGGAAGACCAGGGGAGCCATTGAACATAGGTTCAGGGAAAACTGTTTCAGTCAACGAGATAGCTGAACTTGTCAGGAAGTACACTGGTTGTCCAGAACCCACCCACATTGAGCCACGACCAGGGGAAGTAAGAAGATTGTGTGCGGACATATTAAAGGCTACGCTCATGGGTTTCAAACCAACTACAGATTTTGAAAAAGAGTTAAAAGAATACATTGACTGGAGAAAGGCACTCCCACTCACATGAATCCGCACGACGTAACAAGATGGTTTGAAGAAGAACTCTGCAAGTACACTGGGGCGAGTTACGCGGTAGTCGTGAACTCCTGCACAAACGCGTTATTGCTGGCATGTGCATATAATAAAGTAGAAGAAGTAACTATACCAAAACACACTTATGTTGGAGTGCCTCTTTCCATTATCCACTCTGGAGGACGAGTAAAGTTCGAGAATTGGGCTTGGTCTGGAAGATACCAGTTGAAACCATACCCGATTTGGGACTCAGCAAAACTTTTCACGTCTGGTATGTATATGCCAGGTCAGTTCATTTGTGTATCTTTTCATTGGTCTAAGACATTGCAAATAGGTCAGGGGGGAGCGATACTCCATGACAACCAAGATGCTGACCAGTGGCTACGCAAAGCAAGATTTGACGGAAGAAGTGAAAATGTGTTGCCTAAGGACGATAAAGAAATAATCCTTGGTTATCACTGTTACATGAGTCCGAGAGATTCCGCCGAAGGACTGACAAGGCTTTCATTTCTACCGAAAAAAAATTCAGCAGTTCCGAAAGACGAATACCCAGATTTAAGTAATTTACCAATTTTCAAAAAACCAGATGGAGGATAAAATGATTTCAGTTATCACACCGTGTTACAACGACGGGGCAACGCTTGAGGGGCATATCAAGTCATTTTTAGACCAAGACTACGAAAATAAGGAGCTGGTTCTTATTGATGACGGCTCGAAAGACAACACTAAAAAAATTCTAAAGAAGTATGAAAAAAACAAAGACATTAAAGTCATTTATTTCAAAGGTAATAGAGGCGCTTGTGTCGCTCGTAACGAGGGTGCGAAGGTAGCGACGGGGGACGTATATTCGTTCCTTCCAGCAGATTCCTTCATATTTCCTGGTGTCCTCACGATATGGATGGAGCAGTTGAGGGATAACCCAGACTGCGCTTTCATATACGGAGGGTACTACTTTGTAGACAACGAAATAAACCTTCCCTCATGGGAGGGTGGGAGAGTCGTAATGCCATACCACTCTCAGGAATTCGACATCAGGGACTTAAAGACTTCAAACTACATAGACGGCTCTTTCCCTATACAGAAGGAAGCATACTGGGGTGCGGCAAAGAAGGTTGGACTAAAGGACGGGTTGTGGAACCCATCGGTTAAATCTCTACAGGATTGGGACTTTTGGCTCTCGGTTGTCTTAGATTACGGGGCTAAGGGGAAGTTCATGCCCCTTGCTCAATGCAAGAACTTTGAAACGACCATGCCCCATAAGGACGGACTGTCGGATGATTCCAGTAGGAATTGGCTTGCTAGAGTTAAACAGATTCAGTCGCTTCACAAGATACCATATCCTAAACTCTGCGTAGCGGCACCATTTGCGTCATTTCATGGACAGTCGGTTGCTAAGGTTCTGGACGCAGACTACAAGGACTTTCCCCCATTCAAACCTCACGACTACAAGGCGGTCTATGTTATAGGATTCTTCATATACAACTTCGAGGATATTAAGTCATTATTCAGTTCACACCAGTATTGGGTGAACTCGGAGATTGCCAAAGCTAAGGGGCAGTGGAACGGAAGTTACCCGCTTTCGCCAGTAAAGAAACTGGTACACTTTATCGGTTCGGACATATTGACTCTCCAAAAACTCACCATTGAACAGATAGGTATCGTCAAGGACTTCCTAAATAATAAGTGCGACGGGGTATTCGCGGAGTTTGAAGCTACGCAGAAAGAACTCGCGGCGTTCGGGATAAAGGCAGATGTAGTCCCATTTCCTCCTAGAAAATGGTATGACATAGTACCACTCCCCAAAAAGAAAGCAGTAGCTGTCTATCTCCCTAAAGGAAATGAGCTGTTCTACTTCCATGACTTCTTTGTCGGAAGTGAAACGGCTAAGGGGTTAGTTCAGATGATGCCAGACGTGGACTTCCACTTCTTCGGTAACTGGTTTCAGGCGAAGCCCCCGAAAGCAAAGAACTACAAAATATGGGGTGTTACGAATGGAGTCGGAGATATAATAAAAGAAACAAACGCAATCGTTAGGATTACGAAACACGATGGGCTTCCTATCTCGGTAGCTGAATGGATTGGTGCTGGCAGGAACGCCCTCACCTCAGTTGAGATGCCACACGCAGACCACTTCGACCTGATTGACTTCATGCGGAGAAATCCGAACATCTCAATAAAGGAACTTCTCAAGGAGTTGAAAGAGGCAATCTACAAGACACTAAAGAAACCCCTTAACGAAGAGGGGGCTGAGTATTACAGGAAGTGGCTTGACACGGAAAAGTACAGAAAGACTATAAACCAATACATAAACTACGACGAGAAAAGATACTGGGAGCGTCGTTCCGACTCATGGGACGTACAAGCTGGCGTTGATAAGGTTAAAGAAGGAAAGCTGAAGGAGATTCTAGCTGGCACTAAGTTCAATTCTGTCATTGACGTAGGATGTGGAAATGGTCGCTTCGTTCCCTACTTTGAGGGTAAGGAGTATATCGGATTCGACATCTCCAAAAGACTGGTAGAAATCTGCAAAAAGAAGTTTCAAGACAAACAATTCTTCGTTTCATCAGTAGAGGAAGTATCCGTACCAAGAAAGTATGACCTAGCATTTAGTTACACCTGCTTAGAGCATGTCCCTCCAGAGAATATACATAAGGCGGTTGATGCCCTTAAAGGAGTAGCAAAACAGATTCTCCTCATTGAACCGAAGAAGTTTGTACCAAGTGGTGATTATTGCTTTTCGCACGACTACAAAGAGCTATTCAAGGTTAAGAAACAGTGGAGTATGGGCGATAAGGTTGCATACCTGATATGAAACCATTGGTTTCGGTTGTGGTGCCTTGCTTTAATAAAGAGGGAACAATCAGCCAGTCAATCCAGAGTATATTCGACCAGTCTATAAGTGAATGGGAATTGATTGTCGTAGACGATGCCTCTACAGACCATTCAAGGGAATTGGTTTCCATGCTCACCGAGAAACGGCTCAAGCGAGTGTACCTACCAACCAACGGAGGGGTGGTCAACGCCTACAGGACTGGCATAGAGCGAGCCGAGGGGAAGTATGTCATGTTCCACGATTCAGACGACATATCAGCCCCAGACAGGGCAGAGAAGTGCCTGAAAGCCATTGGAGATGCAGATGTGCTGTATCATGGGATTTACGTCCTAGCATCCCACCCAGACCCTAGAGTGAGAATTATATCAAGACAGTACCGACCACCAAAGCCTTGGACTCCCAACAGAATCTATACCGAGCAATACATAAACGGAGCTATCTTTGCGAAACGGGAAACCCTCCTAAAGATAAAGTTCCCCAAAGAAGCAAGTGGAATGTGGGACTGGTTTCACCACATACTACTGCACCGCATGGGGGCTAAGTACACCGCCCTAGACATAGGACTCTATGACTACTACAGATACCCGTCAATTTCCTTAAGCTACAAGAATGAGGTTTCAGGAAAGCGTCAGGAGTCTATACGGTGGATTCAGAATTACCTCATTAAAGAGGGACTTGTAAAGAAAGGTCATAAGTTTGGTAAAGGATTTAGAAAAAAATAACACAATTAAACATCATGAAGAGGTTTAAGGTAAACAGCAAAAATATCCTAATGAGACCAGGGATAAATAAAAACGACCCTAGAGACCAGAATGAAAAGAAACTTAGAAAACAGTCAGCCGAGGCGAGAAAAAAAACTATGACTGTCGGAAGGGGAAAGAGAATGAGTGAAATACTCGGAAGTAAGTTTAAGATATTCTAGTTTAATTGGAGGATATATGATACACAAACACATTATAGTTGAGAACAAATTTGATGTTGCGGTAATGAATGATAGAAAATTAGAAAAAGGAGTTGTTCGATTTACTATTTCTGGTTTACGCGGTAAAAGACAAAAACATCTTTCTATATGGTTCACCACTGAATTTGTAGATAAACTAAGTAAAGAACCAAAGAGTGCAAAAGCATTTTGGGTATGGATGAAAAAAATAGTGGCTGAATATAATTTTTAGGAGGATATATGAAGCGTAAAATCCTGAGTGTTATAGGGAGCAGACCTCAAGTCTTCAAGATTGACCCAACACTGTCTGACGTCTTTATAAATACTGGTCAGCACGCAGACGAGGATATGTTCGGTCAGCACTTGAAAGAGATGAAGCTGAAGATTAAGTACAATCTTGGTTGCACTTCAGATGAAATAGGAAGAATGATAGATAGAACAAGGGAGGTTCTTCGGAAAGAGAAACCAGACGTTGCCGTTGTTTACGGGGACACCTATTCAACCTTCGCTGGGGCAGTAGCTTCGTCTATGGAGAACATACCACTCGCCCACGTTGAGGCAGGGCTTAGAAGCCACGACAAGTCAATGCCAGAAGAAACAAATAGGATTGTAGCCGATGTCCTAGCTTCGTGGAGGTTCGCTCCGACTCACCACGCGATGAATAACCTCTTAAACGAAGGCATGGGTGAGAACTCCTACTATTCGGGTGATTCGCTGTTCTGGTCGCTCAATAGGTTTCTACCCCTAAAAAAGACAAAGGATTCTGGAACATACATCTTCGCTTCAATACACAGGAGAGAGAACCTGCAACCAGAAAAGTTAAAAGAGATATTCGAGGGCTTCGGGATGATTGACGAAAGGATTTACCTTCCCCTCCACCCGCATACACGCAGAGTGCTAAAGAAGAATAGAATTAAAATTCCAAAGAACATAGAGGTCGTGAAGCCCCAACCAAGAAGCGTGACTTTAAGTAAGATACATAATTGCAGGATTGTTATAACGGACTCTGGGGGCGTTCAGAGAGAGGCGTTTTGGCTTCTAAAGCACTCCCTAATAATCAGGTCAGTTACCGAGTGGGAAGAAATAATGGAAAAAGGCTGGGGAACCCTAGTCCCGCCAATAGCGCAAAGAATAGCTGAGGCGGCTAAGGAAAAATACATCCATAACGATGCACCAGACTTTGTGAAGATTAACCCGTACGAGATTATTAAAAATGTCCTCAATGCTTAATATATTCTTCTTTGCAACCTATCAAGATGGAACGGGATATTACCGTATCCACAACCCAGCACAGATGATAAAGAAGCTGGGGCTTGCGAAGGTATACGCAAACCCATTCCAAGTGACCATGCTGAACCAGAAGGTTCCAAAAGAGAATGATGCTTGGTACGACTTCGAGGCTGGTAAAGATGGGATAGTTAAGAACACACGGCTTTTCTCCAAGATGTTTGAGAACAAGATTGATGCCGTTGTGTTTCAGAGGATGGACTCTCCGCAGATGTTCGCACTCGCCATCGCACTGAAGGAACAGTTTAACATCCCGATTATACAAGAAACAGATGATTATGTGTGGGATGTCCCTCCATTGAACCCAGGACTTCTCAGCTATTACGAAAAGAAGCAGGATATGTTCACTGACCCCTCTGACCCCGTAACTCTAGCGCGGAGAAGCCTCGGTGTGTTTGACGGGTATATCGTGACAACTCCATTTCTACAAAACTTCTACAAAAACTTCTCCCCGACGTTCATTTGCCCGAATTCACTCGATGTTTCTAAGAGGAGACCAAAACCGTATAAGCCCCACAAGGACATCAGGGTAATGTGGTCAACCTCCGCAGGACACATGGACAACATGAGAATCATTAAGGAACCGATAAAAAGGATAATGGAGAAATACCCGAATGTTACCTTTTACCAGTACAACTACCTCCCGAACCTTTTGGAAGGGACTCCCTACGAGAAACGTGTCGTCAAGATGAAGTGGGTTCATCCAGACAAGTATTGGGAGTACATAAACTCCCTTTCACCAGATGTCTGCCTATCCCCCATACACGACAGTATGTATAACAGGGCGAAGTCGAACCTGCGGATTCTTGAATACTGGACTGCTGGAAATAACCTAGTCATCGCCTCACCCGTGGGGCATTACAAGGAAACAATTATTGAAGGAAAGAACGGGTTATTCGCTAAGAATGATTGGTATGAGAAGATTGAGTACGCGATGAAGCACCCAGAGCTTAGGGAGAAACTTGGGAAAGAAGGAAGGAAGACGGTAGAAAAAGACTTTAATTTAGAAAAAAATGCAAGACTCTGGATTGACGCAGTCAAATCAGTCATCAGTAGTTACAAGCCCTATAAGCAAGCTCCCGACAAGTACGTCGCCCCAGAGAACAGGGAAGGCTCCTGATGCGGCATCATTCTTTGAACCAGTATTCCCTAAAGCAGAGAGCTTGGCTGAATATGTAGAATCGAGGAAGCAACCATACGCTTTTGAGTTTTTGAACTTAGGAAAAGAGTTCGGGACTTTCCCACTCTACCAGAAATGGGGAGGGCAGATTGATGAGTTCGTTAAAAGCGAAATGGACTCAATGCAACTCAATGATACAATAGAAAGCTACGAAAGTATTTTAAGGAACGTGCTGGATTCAATCGGGGTACACCCAGAAACGAATAGCAGGGTAGTCCTAGAGAAATTGTATAAATGGATTACGAAGATAGTAGCCCCGCAGAGGAAGTTAGAGCGTAGGAGGGAAGAAATAAGAAATGGCTAATGAAGAAGCCCAGAGGTTAAACGACCACGAGCTTTTCCTACAATCAATAGACCAGTCCAACTACCCGTATATTTCTATGCGGGGAATGTTGGTATGGAACGGTTCTGCGTGGGAGAAGTGGGATGGTGTAATTACTGGTGGTGACGCTTCTGCCGCTAACCAAGTCACTGAGATTGCACATTTAGCCACGATAGCAGGAGATACCACATCCTTAGATGGAAAGGATTTCGCGACCCAAACTACCCTTGCAGCAATAAACACTAAACTAGTAACTGGTACAGTCATTGGAGATGTGAATCTTGGTGCTACGGATAATGCTGTTCTCGATTCTATAGCGGCAAAAGATTTTTCTACTTCTGCAAAGCAAGATACTCTGCTCACTGAGCTTCAACTCAAAGCAGACCTCACCGAAACACAGCCAGTCAAAGAGATTCGCTCTGCAACTGGAACACGAACGCAGATAGCTGATAACGCTGCTGACGTAGAACTTCTTGCGTCTAATGCTAACCGACTTGGAGCAACATTTTTTAATGATTCTTCTGCTTCTCTATATCTCGGACTTGGAACAACAGTAACCTCGGCAACCAACTACACCGTTAAACTTGTATCGGGTGCTTATTACGAAGTCCCTTTTGGATTTACGGGACAGGTTAAGGGCATTTGGGCTTCTGACCCAGGTGATGGAGCTTGTAGAGTAACTGAATTAACATAAATGCCTTTATACCCACCATCAACAGCAGGAGGCGCATCGGCGTTAGATGATTTGACGGACGTTGTCATAACTGCTGCTGCTAAAAATGAAACCCTTATCCATAACGGAACAAACTGGGTTGATGCCGCACAGGGTACCACGTTTACCTTCTCCTGTACTGCATTTGATGACGGACTGACTACTGGAATCTTAGCTGGTTCGGGTGATTGGAAAGCTGCGGAAGCTATTACCTTTACCGCTACTTATGATAATGGCCCTCCGACTACAGCAACTATCGCTAAGTCAGTAAATGGTGGGGCTTACTCCGACATGAATTCAATGGATGGAGCGGCTTATACATCGGGAAATAATACCGCCACAGTCGCTTACCCTACCGTTGACCAGTATATCAGGTTCCGCTTGAGTTCTGATGACGGTACTGATTCTGATATAGATTATGCAGCAGCACTTTATTTCTATAACTACATTTTCTACGGAGCTTCGACCACTGGTTCGGGATTTAGTGAAGCCAACGTAGAGGCACTCTCTACTTCAATCTCCGCTTCCTACACTACCTCACGCTCAATCAACGCAGGTGCTTCTAACTATGTCGTGTGGGCTTACCCCTCACGTTATACTTCAATACATGCTACAGGCGCTATATTCAATTCAGTTACAATGCCGTTCACCGCACCTGAAACAGTTAGTATTGCAAACTCCGCCGGACTGACAGAAAACTACAAGGTATTCGCTTCAACTGCAACTAACCTCGGCAACTCTACACTAACACTTTCAACTTCCTCAACTACAATAAATAGGATTTATTATGGTGGCTCTACTGTATCCGGTTCTTATTCCGAAGCCAACGTAGAGGGGCTTGACCAAAGTTCGCCGACTAACGACCAAACACAAACTTGGACAGCTATAACTCTTGATGCCAGTGAGTATTTTATATTTGCTATGCCAAGTAGATTAACCACTCCAACTTTTTATGATAACGACACTGGATTTCAGGCGGCATTTAACGCCCCAGAAACATTGTCAGTAACAAACGTAAACGGATATGCAGAAGATTACAAGGTGTTCAGGTCGGAGAATATCTTAGGCCCAGGAACATTTACTTTAAGAACAGCATAATATGGCAATCGGTCTTACCGCAAAAATAGCTCCACTCAACGACGCCTTTACGGGTATGGTTGACGCTGACCAAATAGTGGGTGGTGGTGCGGCAGGAGTTCTTCCTGATGCCACGATGCCTGATTTGACTGGTGAAGTTACGACTGTCGCTGGCGCTGTCGCTACGACTATTGCCAATGACGCTGTTGCCTACGCCAAAATGCAGAATGTATCTGCTACGGACAAGGTACTTGGCAGGGCAACTGCTGGGGCTGGTGATGTAGAGGAAATTGCCTGTACTTCCTTTGCCCGTTCAATTTTAGATGACACTGATGAGGCTACCTTTAAGGCAACAGTAAACCTCGAAGCCAATACGGACTTCTACGCTCCTGCTGGAACTGATGTTGCAATTACTGATGGCGGGACTGGGCAATCTACCGCCCAACTTGGGATTAACGCTCTGACCGCAGTATCTGCCGCCACCAACGAACACGTTTTAACAAAAGACACTGCTACGGGTAATGCTATTTTCAAAGCTGGTGGTGCTGGTGGAACACCAACGGCCATTACTGTTGCAGACACCACCGATACAACTTCTTTTATAGCTTTATTTGAATCAGCTACTGGCGACCTTGGGCCAAAGACTGATGCAGGGGCGACATACAACGCTACGACAGGTATGGCAACTTTCACAGGGATTACGGCTCCCCATACTGGCGATACGAATTTGACAACTTCACCTGGTTCAGACCATACCGCCAGTGGAGTAAAGATAACCTTGGCCGCCAATGAAAACCAAGCCTTTGGAGATGCTTGTTACATCGCCTCAGACGGACAGGCGCAACTTGGTGATGCTGATGCGATTGCAACTTCTGTAGTCTGCGTGATGTGTTGTGATGCTACAATATCCGCTAATGCAACTGGAAACTATTTATTATTAGGAATAGCCCGTGATGATACTTGGGCTTGGACGGTGGGCGGCGTCATTTATCTTTCCACTACGGGAACGACGGGGAATACTTTGACGCAAACCCAGCCAAGCGGTACGGCAGATATAATCCAGATAGCCGGAATTGCCACGCATGCAGACAGGATGCTGTTTTCGCCGCAACTTAAAACAATTGAACACGTTTAGAATATGGCCGCACCAGTAGAACAACTAACAATGTATTACGAGGACAGTGTGAACCTCTACACCACCGCCTCGATTCCTTTGCCTCCGATGGGCGGAGTTTCTAAGGTGGCTGATTTGGCGAAAGCAAGTATTGCTAAAATAGATGATGTGGCGATTGCTAATATAGCAGTCTTAGATAAAGTCCCTGGGGCTGGTATCACTTATTACTTCCACGATGAAGCAAGTGATGTATCGGGATATAAAATTCTTTCAACAACCGCTTCTGATATAGCAAAAACAAGCATTACGAGAAGTATGAATGCTGGCGACCCTCCGACAAGTCAATTAATGGCGGCGTGGATGACACCATCTGGAGTGCCTGGATATTCTGGAAGCCTGCCAGCTCAATCTATCTGGAAAACATTTTTACGTCAGAAAAGAACGGTTGATGGATTGAATTATTCAAGTTCTTGGACTACCCGTTGGTATCGGTATTACTATGAAGATGAAATTAGTTCCTGGATTTTATCGGGGCAGATTGCCTATACCATAGCTGGCGGTGCAACCAATACTGAAACAACTGCTACACAAACACATAGCGTCATTACACCAGTTACCCTCGGGGCTACCGATAGGTTGGTTTGCAAGATATGGGCTAACTTAGAGGAAATTGGAGATTTATCATGATACATTTTTACTTAAATAATAAAATAAACGTGGACAAGGGCTTGGCTTGTGATTGGCTCAAAGCCTCTCCTGACGGCAAGGAAAGCATTTTTGATGAGGCGATTGGTTGGCTGGAAGAAGCGAGTAAATTAGGATTTGACCGAGTAAGACTGTCTGGCGGTGAAGCGACTTTAGAGTTTGAAAAACTCTTAGTTGTTATCCGAAAAGCAAAAGAATTGAAAATGTGGGTCAGTCTAAAGACAAACGGCTGGTGGGCGAATGATGAGGCTTACTGGAAGGGACTCAAAGAAAGCGGACTTGATTGCTTACGCATATCCTACGATTCTGATTGGTTTTATAAAGGTAGTCCCCTGACTAAGCAGATTTCAATGAAAGCAATCGGCGACGGCAAAAAGGTGTTTGATGAGTTTCAGATTATTACCGATGACAGTGAGCCAGACATTGCGGAACTTGAAGCCATTGGGCAGGTAGTTGAGGTTATTCCCCAAAGTTATATGGATACAAACTATAAAATTAATATCACCTATACTGGATTTGACCCTGATTTAGCTAAAGAGGTCAGTTGGAAGTTTGAACCCCGGAAAGGCTTCGTGATTGATTTCAAAGGCAGGGTATTCACGCATAGCACGGGGATATTTAAAGCAGAAGCAACTGGTGAATTAGATGAAAGGTATCTAGGGGATTTACGGAAAGAGGGATTTGTGGAAGTGTATAAGAAGTTTAGTGCCTAGTATTCTTTAAGGAGTATAGAAGTCATCCACGATAATCCTCCTCGTGGACTGATTTTCGTACTCCTTTAAGAACACTATGCAGGTATACAGAAGTTACGACAATTTAGACAAAACCATTGATGATATTTTAGAAGCAATCAATGGGCTTTTGGATGCAGATAATATATCTGATTTTACAACCTCTTCCCCAGACGCAATCGTCATAGAACACGGCGGTAATATCGCCCTAAAGTATGGCGGGGATATTCGATTCTCTTCAATTACCGCACCGATTGCGTGTGTAGCAACACTGGCTGGCGTTGCTGGCGTCGTAGACGCTGGCACGCATAAGTATAAAATTACCTACGTTAATGATTACGGGGAAACAGAATTGGGAGCAGTGTCAAATACAGTAACAACCGTTGCTGGAAATCAGCAAGTGAATTTAACATCTATTGCAACCACAAGCAATGGTGATGTTACTTCAAGGAAAGTATATCGTACAGCTGCGGGGGGGTCTGGCTATTCACTCCTAACAACGATAAATGATAACGTAACAACAACATACACAGATAACACCGCCGACTCTGGACTTGGTGCAAGTGGAACTGCGAGAGAGAATACGACATTCGGGAAAGTAATCATAGATGGAGACGCAAGGTTATACCTTACAGAAAACAATATCAAGATTGGGACTAATGCGCTCGTTTCTAACGTCGAAGGTATAAACAATGTAGCGGTAGGACACGGCGCAATGCACGATGCGATATATAGTGACTACAATGTCGCCATTGGAGAAAGTGCCATGTATTCATTGGTGACTGGCTTTGGAAATGTTGCGATAGGAAGGGAGTCTATGTTAAATACAGTCACTGGATACGGCAATACTGCTGTTGGCGAAAGGTCTTTATTCGGAGGAGGCTCTAACTCATCTGATTACAACTGCGTTTTTGGGTACAGGGCGGCGTGGTCGTTAGATGGTGGCGACAATAATATCCTAATGGGCAATGGGGTTGCGACGGCCTTAACAACAGGAAGTCAAAACACCATCATCGGAGATAATGCTGGTGACACCATATCAACACATTCTGGGAATGTGCTAATTGGATACGCTGCTGGAGCAAACCTTGCCGCAAGTAACAGGCTATACATAGAGAACTCCAACTCGTCAAGCCCGCTTGTCTATGGTGAGTTTGATAATAATATTTTAAGAATCAACGGAGAGTTCCAGATAACTGGTAGATATGACGGTTGGATTGGCATCACGGGAACCTTCACCTACGCCTCCGCCATAACAATAAATGTGTCTTCTGGTGCGGCGAGCATCTATAATGTTGGAGATAAGATACGTTTTCAAAATAACGATTCAGGAACATATATTTATGTATACATAGTGGGCGTAGCCGATACGCTTTTAACTATTTTTGGTGGAACGGTTCCAAACGCTACGCTTACAGATGCGTATTACTCCAAGATAGAAAATCCGCTTGGTTTCCCCCATTGGATAGCTTGGTCGCCTTCTTTGACTGGGTTCAGCGTAGCTCCATCAAATGACGTCTACTACTTCAAAGTAATAGGCACGATGTGTACTTTAGCCATGAGACAGGCAACTGCGGGGACAAGTAGCACCGCTGGATTCACTATTTCACTCCCAATCACCGCAGCTACGGTTACTAATCTTGGGTGGGAGGCGGCGATGGTCGTTATGGACAATGGGGCAAATTTAACCACTCCTGGTTTAGGTTTAATAGCGTCTGGGGCTACTACGTTGAGCCTCTATAAAGATTTTTCTACGGCTGGGTGGACGTCATCGGGGAATAAAAGACTTACTTACGGTAACATAACTTACCAGATAGCTTCATAAAATATGAAAACACTACGAATCATACTCTCCGCGATAGCTGGAATCTTGGTAACGGCTGGCGTGGCCTACGCCACTTTTTATACCTATACTTACTACAGCACAGTACAGGCTGATAACGGAGTGTTTGAGTACGGCTGTATCCCTCGACCAAGTGCAAACGTGAACGGCGGCGACTGGTTCATCCTAAACAACGACACACACGAACCAGAAAGCTGTACGAGCATCACGACGTATTCGGACAAGATTCAAGTTCACCTCGACAACTGTTTTGACCAAGTGATTACCGGATATGTTACCGTAGATGAGGCGTTTGCGAGAGAAGGTATTACGCCAGGCCTGATGATGGGGCTTTGCGAGTGGACTATTTGGTTTTACGACAGAGAGGGAAATTTAATAAACCCCTCAACCCTTAGTAGTGGTTCTGGAGGAACTCCAGGCATCAGCAGCAACTTATGGGTTTGGGTAAGAGGAGCAGACTAAAACTATATGGCGACACTACAACAAAAGATCAATGTAGCTTTCAAGGAGGCATTTGGCAGGAACGCAACTGCTGGTGAATTAAGTTACTACGGAAATAAGGGGGACGCAGGGTATCAGCTCTTAGTGAATAATCTAAGGAAAGACCCGAAAGCTGGTGGTAACTTTTCTCAGGCTAACTCACAGATAAACTCCCTGTTTTCTAAATACTACGGAAGAAATGCGACTAAGACAGAACTTGATTACTACAAAAAATATGGAGTATCAAGGTTGGAATCAAATATCTTAGCGGACACTTCTTCAAAGAAGATAGTCCCTACTAAACATGGACAGAAGTTAGTAACTAATCCAGTAAATCCAGTTTCTGGTAAACCAGTTGCACCGAATACTCCATCGGTCAATAAACCAGTTGTTCCAGAACAGCCAAAGGTTTTGTCTTATGATGAGTGGCTCAGGGGGGCGGGGAAGTCATACGCAAATGCGTATAACATTGCAAACATTCGTGCCGAGTACGACCCATACTACAACAAACGTCTAGGGGGTTTAGAACAGGAAAGGACGCTTGCCCAGCAAGACCTTACTAGAACTTCGCAGGACTACACAAAAAGCTACGGGGAAACATTCAATGAGGCGGGTCTTTATGGTTCGGGTATTTACCAGCAAGAACTTGGAAAGACGCTTTCTGACCTTACAAGAGGGTTTGAACAAAACTACGGGACTGGTCAATATACTCCGTACTCACTAAGAAAGCAGGAAGTTCTACAACAGCAAAAGGAAGACATCGCGGGCGCTGAACTTGAAAGAAAGAATCGGGCCTTCAATGTTTACCAGCAACAGTATTACCCATTACTAGCTAACCAATAAAAAAATGATTGTATCAGAACTGGTAACAGAAATAAGAAACAGGTCTGGGGATGCCAATATCACTGAAACGAGTGTTACTGGATGGACTAACACGGCAACTCGCCTCGTTTCAACACGAACAGACTGGCCATTCCTCTTAATGACAGACGACACCGACACCACAACTTCAGGTACGGTAGAGTATACACTCCCAACGGATTTCAGGAAGATGTTCTCCTTCAGGGTCGGTTCTTCAACCTCTACGGAACCAGAAGCGGATGAGTACAGCTTCATTGGGTACATGGAGAAGAATAAGGCAGTGAACTCCATCTCGGACTCAATAGCTGGATACTACATAAACCCGACAAACTCAAAGTACGGGATAGTCCCAGAACCGACAACGACAGGAGATAAAGTCTACCAGAAGTATTACAAGCATCCGACAACCGTATCGGCTGTTTCTGCTACCCCAGAACTTCCCACAACCTACCACGACATCTACCTAGACTTCGGGCTTGCGAGATATTGGGAGCAGGAAGATGAACTTGATAAGACCGTCTTATACGAAACAAAGGTAGAAAACGGTATCGAGGCCATGAAGACGGAGTTTGTCAAGTCTATAGGACAGCTTTCTAGGATGAGGGACGTAAGGGAACTAAATACCCTAAACCACCCCCAAGGTCTTAATTCGGTAATGACTGGACGACAATGATACCACTTCCTACAATAAGACCGAGGATTTGGCCTACCCTGCGTTTGTCTAACTTTTATGGTGGGTTAAACACAAGGGACGCACCGACAGAGATTGCAAACAACGAAGCTCAGGATTTACTGAATATAGATTTTACTAACGGTGGCGGGATTGCCAAGAGAGGCGGGACTAACATCGTAGGGGATGATAAGGGAAGTTCTGCTGTTCTAGGTGTTTTCGCTGCATATTATGCGTCCTCTTCTGCACAACTTTTAATGGCTTCGCAATCGGCTACGACTGCTGGGTTGTGGTATAGGACAACAGGAAACTACACCGAAGCTACGAAGGATGCGGGAGCCACAAAACTTGCAAATCATACCGTGTCATTTGCAAATTTCTATGATGGTTCAAATCAAGTAATTTTCCTCGCAGATGGAACTAGCTTCCAGAAGTACAAGCCATCCGACAATACTCTTTACGCCGCAACAGCTTCTCCTGCAACAGTTGGGTCTTTTGTATGTGTTTATAAAAACCGCCTTTATTCCGTTGGGAGTAGTTCAAATCCAGAGAGAATCTACTTTTCTGGGTTAGGAGACGGGGATTCATGGGGAGGTTCGGACTTTTTTGATGTTCCCTCACAGTCAGTAAACCAAACTGGAAAAACTGGAGATAATATCATGGCGTTAGTTGAGTTCCAGAATAGGCTGATTATATTAAAGGCTCGCTCAATATGGCAGTACGATACAAAGCAACTCCGATTGATTTCTAACAATGTCGGTTGTTTGGGAAAATTTGCTCTTGTTGCAACCGATAACTACCTGTATTTTGCTGACAACGACGGCGTATACCGATTGAGTGGCACGTCTTTACAAAAAATAAGTCTTGGAATACAGCCAACATGGAACCTAATACCAGTAAGCATAATTTCAAAAGTTGCTTTAGGGTACTTCAAGGATATGCTTTATGTTGCGGCCTCTACAACGAGTGCAACGGCCAATAACATCATTCTGGTAAATTACATGAATCTTCCACCAGATGAAGAGGGGCAGCATCCGTGGAGTTATTGGAAGGGAACTTCAGCAAACCCACTAGCAGCAGCCAGTTTCACGTCATACGAATCATCTACTAGCGCAGCAAGGATTTTCGTCTACGGCCACGACAATGCTCAATCAGCGACTGTGCAACTTAATACGGGGAACGCAGACTACGAGTTTACTGGTGCGACCCAAAACGAATCAATAGATGGATACTACAAGACAAAGGACTTTCCTCTCTCGGCAAGGTTCAAGAAACTATTCCTAGCCCTAAAGTCTAGGACTACTTCCTACAACCTAAATGTGAGTGCTTTGGTAGATTTTGAGACGACTCGGCATCTCCAGTACGATATGCAGGATACTACCGACTCCGCCGTTACGATAGGAAAGAACGTTTCCTATGGTGGGAAATACATTAACTACAAATTCGCAACATCAGCTTCTTCGGCACAGCCCTTTATGGTCTATGACGGGAAGCAAGTTTATAAACCAATTAGGCTCAGATAAATATGGCACTAACAGAACAACAACAGAGAGAATTAGAAATAGCGAGGGCGAGGATAGCCTCTGGTCAGGGTACACCCACCGACCAAGCAAATGTTCAGTATGCCGAACAGGGAAGTCAACAGCAACCTCAAACCTATACTGATTTCATCAATCAGGCTTTTGAGAGTCCTCAACTGCAAGAAGCTGAAAATAGGTTGACGGAATTGACAGAGAAAGCCCCTACTTTTTACGAAGACACATTATCTGGTCTTAAAACAAAAGACCCCCTATTACAACAGTTACAGCAACAGAGGGCTGGATTTGTTTCCGACCTTTACGCGAAGCCGTTTGAAGCAAGGGAGCAATACTCCGACATCTTTGACCCCAATAAGAGAGAGGCACTTGTGTCTAGGGCTATAGGGAATGTAATGGGTCAGCTTTCTGGGACTGGTTCTATGATAGAGAATCGTGGAGGTACTCTTGAACAACAGGCGCAGACCGCTCTCAAGGTCTTTGAAACACAATTCGGTGCGGCTCAAAACCAATACTCTGAACTCAGGGACATGTTAAAGAGCATAGCTGAAAAGAATTACGGAGAGTTACAGAGCCAAATCAAGAGGCAACAGGATTTGGAGGACTATGCCTCTAAACAGGCTATCCAGTTTGAGTACGATAGGGCATTAAAGGGAGTATCGGGTGGTGGTTCTGGGGGTCAGGACACATCTGAGGGAACATACACAACAACAACTGGTGATGTGGTAAGGTATAAGTTAGACGAAAATACTGGTGAGGTAACTGAGTATGTAATAGGAAATAAGGGGATAGACTTAACGGAAGGTGAAAGGGAGCAACAAGTAAGTTTTGACGATTACGCAGATAGACTAGAGACTGGGGACATAACCCTCGATGACATTGAAAAACTAAACGAGGATGGGAAAATAGACCTTGCGGTTTACCGTTCAATAAAAAATGCCATTGAGTCTGATGAGATACTCCCAGCACGAAGAAAGTCTTGGTATGAGAGTGACTGGGTTGGGAAAATACCATTTGTCAAATGACATACTTACTTCACAGAACACCAAAAAACTTGGGTAGCCCTACTGGTTCAACCGATGGTTTTTTGCATAGAACGAATCCACCAACTACAAAAAAACCGATTGAGGCGAAAACCCAACCATCTGTACCGAGTGGAAAGATACCAGGAACATTCCTGAACGCCATATCTCGCAGTGGAGAGGGTGCTATAAGACTTCTCGGCTCATTACTCGCGACTCCCTTTACTGGAGCGGGTAAAAGACAGGTTCTTGAGGCGGGGAAGTTTGTTTCAGAACCATTCAAGACAAATAAGGAGGGAATACCAATGGGTGCATCTCTCGGACAAAGGATAGGCGAAACAGTCGCAAAGAGTGAGGGTGGAAAGCCATCTATTGGTGGAACATTGGCGGGGGTTACTGGACAAGTTGCTGAGGGGTTTGGCGACCCAGTAAATATCCTGCTCGGCTATGGCTCATTGCTAAGTAGGACGGCTAAGATTCCAGGACTTGCAGAGTCAGTTCTGGGAAGTGTAAGTAAGAAGGTTGGAAATATAGGAAAACAAAATATCAATGATGTAATAAGAACAAGAACAATAAACTTTGCGAAACCACAAAGTTTTGAAAAGTTTCAACCGAAAGGAAGCTCGGTTAAGGCGGTCAACTCCTTGCTAAGAAGCGTGGAGGAACGATTTAAGAGCCTCGGCACACCAGGGGCTAAAATAGTAAAAAGACTAAAGGAATCTGATACTGTAGGGATTCTTAATACTGGAAAGGTCACTAAACTCTTCAAGGACTCCGGTGTTTCAAAGTTGAGTAGGGTTGAGTCTGATTTGCTTGGAGACGCGCTCAGGGGAATATCAAAAAGAAACACTCTACCAGAAAAGGTAAAGAAGGTATATGACTTCTTGGACGTATACAGACAATCGGTAGCTCAGAGAGCTGTGGAACTAAAGCTGAAGGTCAGGGCATCTGACGGAAGGGTTTTTGATTTTCCAGAAACAAAACCAAACTACTTCCCACAGCAAGTCCCTCCATTAAATGTACTAAAAAAGGGAAGAATTAGAAGTGAGGTTGTAGAAAATGCCGTCAAGCTAAAAAGGTTTGAGAGTATCGAAGAGTCCGAAAAAGCACTGGATAGCTTTTTGGAAATTGCTGAAAAGGGTTCTGGTGCAAGAAATTCGTACTTCGCGGAGAAACTCGTTGCAGAGGGACAGGCAAAAAACATAAACGAAGCTTTCGGTAAGATGTTGAGGTTTTTCAAGAAAAGTAGAATCCAGAGATATGGGAACCTTGAGTACGCTAGGGAGTTCGACAACCCATTCTTTGACCCAAACCCAGTAAGAGCTTTCTCGCAATATATCAACAATGTAGAAAGAAGGCTGGCTGATGTACAGGTTCTCGGAACAAAGTTAGAAAAAATTGACAGGCTTGCTGGCGTAATAAGGACAATAAAAGAAAAAGATGAGGCGAGGGCGTTGATAAAAGTTTCCAGAGAGGCTACCGAGTCTATTGAGAAACCTCTTGTAAAAATGATGATTCTCGGCAGGAACTTTTCCACGCTACGGCTTAATCCACTCTCCACACTTACAAACCTAGGACAAAACATCAACTCCCTACTAGCATCAGACGCCCCAACATTTCTCAGGGGTATAGCTAGGTCTTTAACAAAAACTGGTCGTGGGTTTTCATTGGAATCTGGTGCTGTAGCTCCTAGCGTACTTCGGTACATAAAAAGAGTTGCTGGCGGTGAGCAAGCACTCGCTGGTCATTATCTTAAGTCCATAGGGTTTACTGGAGCAGAGGTTGTGAATAGAAGTGTTGCCGCTAATGTGGGCTTCCAGTGGGTACAAAAAATGGCGAAGGTTCTTCTAAAAAACCCTAATAACAAGTTTGCACAGTTAGAACTTCGTGCGCTAGAATTAAGTCCTGGAAAAATAATAGGGAATAAGGGTCTCAGCTACAACGACCTTCTTAGGGCTGGAAAGGTTTTTTCAGACAGAACGCAGTTCAGGTCAAGACCGATAGACCTTCCTTCATACTTTACCAGTAGTGAAATGGGAAAATTTCTTACTCAGTTCAAGACATTTGCGTTTCAACAGGGAAGGTTTCTCGCTCAGCAAACAGTATCACAGGCAAAAAGCGGAAACATAAAGAGGGCTTTAAGAAACATTTTAGTTCTTTCTACGGTTTTTCCTCTCACGGGAGAGGCAATAGCCGACCTTAGGGCTTTAGTTCAGGGTAGGGAAAGGGAAAGCAAGGGTCTTGAGAGATACTTTGAAAATCTTGCTTACGTTGGCGGGTTTGGTCTTGCTGGCGATACAATAAATGCACTTAGATACGGAGAAAAGCAGATTTACGGGTATCTTGGCGGCCCAACCGTCGGCCTGTTGGTTGAGGCGGTGGGGACGATATTTAATGGAGTTACCAAGGGTAAACTTACTGACTTTGAAAAACGAAGAATCATTGAGAAGATTCCTGCCTTAGGCCCAGTGATAAAAAACTGGGTTCTCCCCGTCAAGTAGACAACTTTAACCAAGCCTTAAAACCAATAGTCGTAAACTAAGTTGTCAACCCCCTAAAACTAATTGTAAACAAATTGTAAAGTATGGAACAAAATGGAAATGGAGATAAAATAAGAATACATGAACGCCTTGCTAGACTAGAAGAACAGATGAACTCTATCCTAACCAACCACTTGCCCCATGTTCAAAAAGATATTGATAGAATATCAAGACTTCTCGCTTGGCAGGTCGGTCTGCTAATAACAACATTGGTGAGCGTGGTTGTGCATGGTATAATAACATCCTTGTTGTTATGAGGAAGAATGAACTTTACTATACTAGTTACTACGCACTCCTTGCTTTAATCTTAATATCTTTTCTAATTACTATATTTACATAGTCCTTTCCAGAAAGGAGGACGAAATGCGGATAGAAGTCACCGTCTACTGCCCAGACTGCAAACAGAAGACAACTTTCGTCTTCCGCATGATAGCCAACGCGGGCATCTTCAAACACATCGTATTCGCTTGCCAAAACTGCGGATACCATGATGAGGACTGGGCAAGGGTCGAAACGTGGCAGGAGCTTTTCCTGCAAAGGAGAAAGCATGGCACGGCAAAAGCACCACAATAGCCGACACCATATCTGCCCCCGCTCTAGGTGTCGCCAATTCGGAATCAAGGAGAACGACCCACGCAATATCGTATGGGTGAACGAACAAGCCCACAACCTATACCACTCCATGTTCGGTAATCTCACACCTAGGGAGATACTCGAATACCTCATCAAAGAATGGTGGGGAGGCAACCCTGACGTTCTCAAGATTGGGAGGTAAAGATGACGCCCACGACCTAGATTACGGGGAGGGGCAAACAAACGCTCGCCCCTCCCCTCTACTTTATCTGTAAATAACGTGAATTATGTTCATATTCCCACTAGATTCACCATATTCCATAGGACTAAGGCACGGAGAACCCTATCCTACATGGTTTCAGAAGCTCTACCACCTTTCTACCCATAGGGGGGTAGATATTATTGCTGACAAAGGAAGGACTATCGTGGCTCCAGCTAACGGGTTTGTTATCGAGAAGAGGTGGCACATAGAAGGAGGAAATATCGTCGTCATTGACCACGGAAACGGATTCAAAAGCTGGATGGCTCACCTTGACAAGACCTTTGTAGTTCAGGGACAATGGGTACAGCAGGGATGGGCGATAGGGGAGGTCGGGTCTACTGGAATCTCAACTGGCCCACACCTACACTGGCACATCTACATCAACGGGGTCGTATCAGACCCACTATTATACATAACCAATCCAACCATGAAAGTAATAGAAAACCTAGTTAAGCTGATGAAGCAACGCCTCCAAGACCTTATTGGTGGAAACGTGGTCATCGTTCAGGAAGTGGAAACTGGAAAGTTCTACGAGATAAAGGACTCAAAGAAACAGGAATTCACCTTCAATGAACTTGTCCAGAGGCGGTTCTTCACTCAGGCGAGCAAGTCCGACTTAGACAAAATACCCTCTAAATAGTTATCAACAGGCTGTTGATAAGCACCCTTGACGGGAACCCCAGAGGCGGTAATATCCGTAAGGCATGGTTCCCTTCCCTCCTGAACTATGCTCCAAAACCCACTGAAAACGTGGGTTTCTTGGTGTCTTGACACGTTTCGAGTAAGGTGTATACTGTCTATGTAGTTCATCTTTTAAGGGAAGAAATATGGACTGGAGGATAGCAAGAAAACAAGACAACTACCTTAACTCCCCACTCATGGTGGTCTTCTTTAGTGGTGAGAGCGAGGTAAATCAATCGTCAGCACAGGAGTCGAGTGCTGGCGACCTTGAGATTGAGCGTTATTTAGAATCCCAAAGAGGGATTATTGATGTTATTTATGTGTAAGGTGGTGGGTGAATTAAGGAAATAGAACCCTCCGAAACGAGAATAACCATAAGGGATTACGAGGGAAACACCTATTCCTTCTTCAAGAACAAACAGGACGGCTCAACAACGAAAGCACACGAAACATTTCTCAGTTTAGCGGTAGAAACAGAAAAAACATACATAATCTCCTACTCAATCAACGGAAAGTTCAAGAATATACTTTGGTTTGAGGCGGGTGAGGAAGGATTGAGCGTACCGAAGTCAGAAGAAACATCACCTCCATCGAATAAAGAGGTTAATTGGGACGCAATAAATGAGGGAAAAGTTCGCCATGGTGTAGTTTGCTCCATGCTTGAAGCTAACCGAGATGTTCCCTATATCCTAGAAAACGCTCCAACACTTGTAAATTACATCTGGACAGGTGAAACATTGATGCCAAATAAGGTGAGTAAGGTAGATGACGGCGCCCAGCCACCATTCTAGTAAGGTTTAATGGATATGACCTTTATAGAATACCTAAAAGATGAGGAGGTCAGGGAGGCGATGGACGCCATGTTCAATGCAGATAGATACTTCATAGAAAGCCATAAGGCATTGAATAAAGGCACGGCAGATGAGATAAGCGCCTCCCTGCCAAACTCAAGGAGTATATCGGTTTCTAGAGTTAAATGGATAACGTCGGGGTACTGATATGGAGTACCTGTATGTCAAAAACTACCACAAGTACCAGCACTATTCAGACAGGCACATCCTGTGGATAAAGCTGTATATAAGTACCCTGAGTGACTACAAATTTATGCAACTAAGTAGTTTTGAGAAGTGGTTTTTCATCGGTTTGATACTCCTCGCATCGAAAAATAAGAACAAAATTCACCTCGACACCAATTACATACGTCATCAACTCACACTTTCAGAGGATGAAGAAAAGGGGCTAAACGACGCTATAAAACACCTATCTGACTTGGAGCTGATTGCTAGCAGGTTGATAGCAAGTTGCTTGCCTAGAAGAGAAGAGAAGAGAAGAGAAGAGAATAGAAAAGAAAAGAAGAAGAAAGAGCGACTGCCTTCGTTAGAAGAAGTTATCCACTATGGGAAGCAGAACGGATTCGGAGATAGGGACTTAAAACTAGAATACACAAAGATGGTCAACTGGTGTGATTCCAATAAGTACCCGACTAACTGGAAAAACTTCGTGCTTAATTGGCTCAAAAAAGCCCCAAAGGACGTCGAGGCAATTAAACGCCGTGAAACCGAAGCCGAACTCAAAAAGACAGAGGAGCTTAAAGCTAAGGGAATCCCCATGCCCGAAAAATATCAACGGTTAAAAGCCAACTTAATAAAAAAGGTAAGCGTATGACAGCAAAAGAATTTCTTGAAAGGATAGAGTTAGACATTGGAAATAGAGATTCGGTACTTGGATTTGATAACGATAAGATTTTTCCACTTGTAATTAGTTACTTAAACGCAAAACTTAAAGAGTATGACCAACGACAATAAATCCCTCGACCCCGAAGATTTTCTGGAAACCCCAGAGTACCTCATGTCAAAAATCCGTGAGCAAGTAGATAAACTCGTTGAGGTTTCTGGGGAAGAAAGTACAAAAGACTTCTTAAAAACTATTAAGCTGTAAAAACAAAAATGAAAAAGTATTTCAACCAAATCGTACCTACCAATCACGCCCTGTATATCATCGCACTCATAGCGTTTTCCGTAATGGTGATTTTCTTCGCTACGAGTCAAAAAGTGTCGGGTGGCTATCAGATGACCTTTTCGACCCCAAAACCTCACCTTGAGGCTCTCAGTGTGCCTAGCGAGGTCGTAGAGTCTGTAGCATCCGAGCAAATGGGTCAAATTATGACTATTTCACACTACTCGGAAAAAGACAGTTGCCACTACCCAAAAGACGGTGGTTGTCTGACCGCTAGTGGAAAGATTGCCGAAACGGGAATGGTCGCCACAAATCTCTACCCATTTGGTACAAAACTTTTGATTGACGGAAAGGAATATACTGTCGAAGATAGAATCTCCGCGAAGTACAAAAACAGGATTGATATTTGGGTAGGGTACGGAGAAGAATCTCATCAGCTTGCACTCAAACTTGGTATCAAACATTTACCAATTCAAGTTCTATGAAAACATTCATGTCCTACTTCTGGTCTAGTGTAATACTTCTTCTATCCGTTGCGTTGATAATTTTCCTGATTATTGTTTGGAGAGCCTTAGAGGCGTACATGGTTCTCGTAACTTGTGCACTATGACTCCACAGTGCCAAAAAATATACGACATACTTTCGGACGAACAATGGCACTCCAATATAGAACTACACGAATCTACGGGTATTTACAGGTACGGTGCGAGAATCTTTGAACTTAAAGGAAATGGTTACGATATTGAGGCAAGGAACGGGAAGAAGCCATACTACTTTTACCGCCTGAAGTTAGAACCTAAACAGCTAACACTTGTTTAACCTCCCCAAACTCTAATAAATAATTAAATATAAGAGGATGAACGTAATTTACGCCCCAAATGAAGTACCGGAAAATGCAGATACGGATTCCTGTTTATTTTTAGCTGGTAGTATTGAGATGGGTACGGCTGAGGAATGGCAAACAAGAATATTGGTCTACCTTGCTGATAAAAATGTCTTGATACTTAACCCTCGCCGATTAGATTGGGATAGTTCGTGGGAACAAAAAATTGAAAATCAAAAATTCAGAGAACAAGTTGAATGGGAATTAAACGGACTTGATATGGTTGATAAAATTCTTATGTATTTTGACCCAAAAACTAAAGCTCCAATTTCACTTTTGGAATTAGGACTTTACGCTCATACAAAAAAGTTGATTGTATGTTGTCCTGATGGCTTTTGGAAGAAAGGAAATGTAGACATTGTTTGTGTAAAATATAATATACCGCAAATAAAACATTTGTCAGAAATAAGAGACTATTTTTAACCCCCTCAGGAGAATAAATAATTAAATATAAGAGGTATGAAACCAGAAAAATGGGAAAAGGAGTTTGATATAGAATTTGGAGGGGATAAACCCTTTCCACCTCCAATAGACGATTGGCATTTTCCAGAAACATTGAATCCTAAAAAGGTCAAATCCTTCATCCAAGAAAACTTCATCTCAAAGAGAGAGGTGAAGTTATGGGCAAAAATACATAAAAAAGAAATGCCAGACCATTATTGCGACCTGGCGATATGTGAGCACTATCCAAGAACCGATGCAACTAATATAATTCTTAAAGGCCTTATCGACTTCATCAATAAATAATATGTCAAAAGATCTAGGGTTGGTATTGGATGGCGTGATTAAAAGAATACAAGTTAAGACCTGTTCTCAAATTGCCGATTATGGGAAAAGCAAAAATGTTTATCGTTTTTCATTGAGAAGTGCAAAAGGTGCGAATAGGGCAATAAAAGCAAACAAAGTGGATTATATTGCCTTTGTGTTTTTTGACATAAAGCGAGTTCAGTATATTCCAGTAAAAGAAATAACCTCTGATACTGGCTTTTTGAAGCAATGTATTGATTTTAGAGATAGGGGTAAGACGAAGTATATTATCAGTAATTTCAATACACTATGATAAGCAAGAAGTATCAGATTATACTGGCTGATCCACCGTGGAGATACGACTTCTCAAAAGACAATGCGGATAAAATTGAAAATCATTATACTACAATGTTAGTTGAGGATATTTGTAAGATTACCCCCCCCAGTAGTGATAATTCAGTTTTGTATCTTTGGGCGACTGCACCCAAACTTTTAGAAGCATTACGGGTAATGAAATATTGGGGGTTTATTTATAAAACACACGCAATTTGGGATAAGGGTTGGGTCGGTATGGGCTATTGGTTTAGGGGTCAGCACGAATTATTATTAGTTGGGGTTAAAGGAAAATTTAGTCCGCCTAAAGATATTCAGCGTATATCATCAATAATAAAATCTAAAAAAAGTGGACATAGTGAAAAACCTGATTATATAAGACAAAAAATATCTGAATGGTATCCTAATGAAACTAAACTTGAAATGTTTGCCCGACAAAATAAAAGTAATTTATTTCAAGAAAATAATTGGGACGTCTGGGGTAATGAAGTAGAAAGTGATATTAAACTTTAATCTCCTCCAGCCTGGGGCAGTGGCGGAATAAGACGCAAGGGACTAACTAATAGCGCAGGGTAAATATAGCTTCGGGCTATTGGGCGACTGACTATTGTGTGAGATGTAATTTCTCACCTGCCTCAGACTAAAGAAGAATAAATAATTAACTATAAGAGTGTATGAAACAACCATCAAAGAGATCAAAGTTCCTCATCGGTGTGAGTGTATTTATGGCAGTCTCCCTCTATGGACTGACAACTTTCAATATCTTTTACGAGGGATACTGGGCTAAACAGTTAGTAGACTTTACTTTTTTACACTTTCTTGTCTTTCTTCTTTGTATAGGAGTTACTAGTATTTCGTATACAGAAGATGTTGAGTCAACCCCTAAAGGAAAATAAATAATTAAATATAAGAGTGTATGAAAAAAATAAGTATAGGAGAAGTAATAAGTAAAAAAAAGAAACTACATAAAGAATATATAGTATTTATTATTAGTGGTTATCATGCAGGCAAATCTTTCAAGACGGATAAATACATGCCAAACGTAAAACTAATTAGAGATGATGGGTCAAAAGAAGAAGAATACAAATCTGTTTTCCTGGGGATTGCAAATAGTATAATTCTTTATTCTGAAGTAGAGTCAAATGATGATGGTGAATTAACTATTGAGTTTCTTAAAAAAATAATCACTGAATACAGAAAAGAATATCCAAGAGCTGAATAATAATTTCTCACCTGCCTCAGACTAAAGAAGAATAAATAATTAACTATAAGAGTGTATGAAGGAAGAAAAGTTTGGATATGTAAATGGATACTGTTTAGACCACGGTGGCGCAAAAAAGGATTGCTCGGCGTGTAACGCCATGCATGTTCCCCTATGGGAGAAAGAGTTTATTGGGTGGCTGAATCATATTGGGTACGGGTCTCAGTATGATAGACAAATATCGTTAATTGATTTCATCTCTTGTCTTATAGAACAGGTGAGGAAAGAAGAAATACAAAACTTCTCCAACTGCCTCCTAAGTTGTCGTGAAGGGAACTTCGTGGGCATCGGTATCATCACCAGAGAAACTAAGGAAGCACTTAATAAGATAAAGGAATAAGATAAAGGAATAAGATAAAGGAATAAGAATATGAAACTATGTGATGACGGACATGACGAAGTGTGTTTTGAAGGCGGGTATTATACCGAATGTCCGATGTGTCTAGAGATTGGTAAGTCGGAAACTTTAGAAGGTAGGATAGAAGAACTTGAACAAGAATTAGACAAAGTACCCCCCCAAAAAAAGTCTAATAAATAATTAAATATAAGAGTATGAAAAAGAAAACAACTAAGGTGAATAAGATAAAGATTGGTGATAGAGTTTGGTTACGAATACCCCATAATGGAAAGGTGGATTTTGTTTTCAAGAATGGCTCTGTGCGAGTAGAGTTGGATGAGATAACAAGAAAAACTATGGTGGAAAGATTTGGGCCATCAGAAATAGAGGTTATCAAGTAACCCCCCACACATCTATGAAGGAAGAACCCAAAAATCAAGAGAGTGAGAGATGGAGAGAGTATCACCGTGAAAGCTGTTCACTAAATGCAGAAATATCAGTGGGGGAGAATATGGGCGGTGAAAAAGTA